TATATCAAACACGATTGAAGAGTATGCCTACGACGTGGGCAACATTAAAAACTTAATTGAAGTAATTGCAACAGACATACAAGACCCGCATAGCGGTGCATTGTGGGCTACTCGACTAATGCTTGACAGGATGGAAGAACTATTACTAAAGCAATCCGCAGAACTAATGGCTCTACATCGTGAACAAAAAGAAATACCTAAAAAGAAAAAGAAATGAATATTTTAACCCTTGACTTTGAAACGTATTATGCACAGGACTTTAGCTTGTCAAAGCTGACGACCGAGGAGTATGTGCGTGATGATCGCTTTGAAGTTATTGGTGTATCAATAAAGGAGAATGACGATGAAGTTAAGTGGTTTAGCGGTACTCACGAAGAAGTATTGGATTTCTTGTCTAACTATGACTGGGATAGTTCTTTTGCTCTTGCCCACAATGCTATGTTTGACTCTGCTATTCTGTCTTGGCGGTTTGGTATTAAACCAATGGCTTGGCTTGACACGCTTAGCATGGCTCGTGCGACAGATGGTTTGGAAGCTGGCAACTCCCTCGCTAAATTGGCTCAGCGTTATAACCTTGGAGTCAAAGGGACAGAAGTACTCAATGCGATCGGCAAACGACGTGCGGATTTTAGCGACAATGATTTGTACGCATATGGTGGATATTGTAATAATGACGTGGAGCTAACCTACTCTCTTTTTGAAATACTACTGCCACGGTTTAGCCTGTCCGAGTTAAAGCTAATTAGTTTGACAATCAAGATGTTTTCAGAGCCAACGTTATTTTTAGACACGGCGCTACTTGAACAGCATCTGATGCAAGTGCGTGCCCGCAAAGAGAAATTACTTGATGCTTGCGTAGCAGATAAAGATACCCTAATGTCCAACCCGAAATTAGCAGAACTACTAATATCGTTGGGCGTTGAACCACCGATGAAGATAAGCCCAGCTAACGGAAAGGAAACATATGCGTTCGCCAAAAGTGACGAGGGCTTCAAGGCTCTTGCGGAACACCCCGATGAAAGAGTCCAAGCTATTGTTGCAGCCCGACTCGGAACAAAATCAACTTTGGAAGAAACAAGAACCGAGCGCTTTATCAGTATTTCTAAGCGTGGTAGGATGCCTGTGCCTTTGCGTTATTATGCTGCTCATACTGGTCGTTGGGGTGGGGATGACAAGTTAAACCTACAAAACTTACCAAGGAAATCGCTTCTTAAGGAGGCAATAATTGCACCCGACGGTTATACCCTTATCGACGCAGACTCTTCTCAAATTGAGGCTCGCATTGTTGCGTGGCTAGCGGGACAAAACGACTTAGTCACAGCATTTGAAAGGCATGAAGATGTTTACAAAATCATGGCATCGTCTATATATGGTAAGGCAGAAGAAGAAATCGACTCGCAAGAAAGGTTCGTGGGTAAGACGACAATCCTCGGTGCGGGGTATGGCATGGGTTCTACCAAGTTTGGGATACAACTCAAAACTTTTGGGGTGGAAATCGCAGATGCGGAGGCGGCTAGGATTATCGAAGTCTATCGATCTAGATACCCTCACATTCCCCGACTTTGGCAGGAAGCTGGTAGTGCCCTTGATGCGCTCAGAACTAAAAAAACTTGTCAAGTTGGGCATCAAGCGCAAGCACTTACCGTTACGGAGTCAGGTTTTTTACTCCCAAGTGGTCTTTTCCTCAACTACCCCGACCTCCAGCGAGATTCTGACAATCAGTTCTCATACGCCAGTAGACGAGGAAGAATTAAGATCTACGGTGGGAAAGTAGTAGAGAATGTGTGCCAAGCCCTAGCAAGGTGTGTTATTGGGGAGCAAATGCTTCGTATAGCGAAGCGTTACAAGGTAGCCTTAACCGTACACGATGCGGTGATGGCTGTCGTTCCCGAAGATGAAACCAAGTCTGCAATGCTGTATATTGATGAATGTATGAAATGGAGACCGAAGTGGGCTCAAGAACTCCCTTTGGCTTGCGAACTTGGTGTAGGTAAATCCTACGGTGATTGTAGTAAAAAGAAAGCAATAGAAGAATGGCAAAAGTAGACTATACCCCTATGTATTTAGAAGCGATGAAAGAAATGAAATTAGCACACGAAGCCTTAGTAAGAAACAATTTTCAGTCAGCATATGAACATACGCTCAATGCTCAGACCGAATTGCGTTTAATGCGTGGCGCAGTTAAAAGCTGGATTCCTACGGAGGACAAATGAGAGACGGCGGAAAAGGCGATACACCACGCCCACTAGGTGTACCTATGGAAAAGTTTGATGCTCAATGGGAACAAATCTTTGGTAAAAAAGAAAAGCCCGAAGAGCCAAAAGAAAAAGAGGCTGAATGAGCTTTACTTGGTCATACTCGTCGCTTGGATTATTCCAGCAGTGTCCTCGCAAATACTATCGCTTGCGTGTAGTAAAGGATATTGTCGAGCCCGAAGCCGAGCATCTTACTTATGGGAAGCTGGTGCATGAAGCCGCCGAGTTGCACATCAGAGATGGTGTGCCTATCCCTGAGAAGTATTCATTCCTTACTCCAGTATTGGATGTTCTAAAAGCAATACCAGGTGAGAAGCATTGTGAATACAAGATGGGTTTGACTGCTGATTTAGAGCCATGTGACTTCTTTGATAAAGCCAATGTGTGGTATCGAGGTATTGCCGATCTGATTATTATAGACGGCGGCTTAGCCCACATCATTGACTATAAGACAGGCAAGTCTGCGCAGTATGCCGACACTAAACAGTTAGAACTTATGGCGCTGTGTGTATTCAAGCACTTCCCACAAGTCGAGAGAGTTAAGGCTGGCTTGGCTTTTGTGGTGTGCGAAGAGTTTGTTAAGGCTAAATATGCAAAAGACGAAGCGCCACAGAAGTGGATTACTTGGTTGCAAGAAACTAATAAATTAGAAGCAGCCCATACCAATGATGTGTGGAACGCAAAACCTAACTTTACTTGCAGGAAGTTCTGCCCAGTAAAAGACTGCGAACATAATGGAAAAGGACATTGGAAATGAACGAGAATGATTTAAGGGATTGCTTTGCGATGTTTGCATTAATGGGTTTAATTACGGCGTATAAAGACGACCACACAATTAACCATGAAATAGCAGAAAGAGCCTATAACCTTGCAGATAAAATGCTTGAAGCACGTAAAGTTGAACCCGAAGCCGAAGTCGGTATTGTTGCAGTTAAACGGAGAAAGAAACGTGAAGAAAGGGATGCGTAAGGTTTTAGAAGAGGTCATTGATGATGTCTTACGCCGACTACCAAACAAAAAAGAAGGGCTAAAGCCTTATGAATTGTGGAACGCTGTACCAACTTTTCGACGAGCAAAACGAGTTGATGCGTATTGTTTCGAGGAAAGAAGAAGCGCTCGCAGTAGTCGCTCTGCGGAGTGGTTGGAGTTACAAAAGAGTAGCAGTAGTAAAACCAAAGTTTGAGTTTGAGGATGCACCATTTTGAGCACCATAGACCAAACAGAAGCATCACCTAGGAACTTGATTAGTCTCAAGGATTACGAGGCGAAAAAGTATTTATTACAAATTGAACTATTGAAATGGCAAAATTATGTTAAAGAAACTAATACACAACATATCATCGTTTTTGAAGGGCGTGATGCAGCGGGAAAAGGAGGTTCTATTAAACGGTTTATGGAACACCTCAACCCAAGAACAGCAAGAGTCGTGGCCCTTTCCAAGCCAACCGAGCAAGAAGCCAAAGAGTGGTACTGGCAAAGACACATCAAAGAGTTCCCCAAAGCAGGCGAAATCACGTTCTGGGACAGGTCGTGGTACAACCGAGCAGGGGTCGAATGCGTTCTTGGTTTTTGTACCAGAGAGCAAACCGAACAATTCTACAAAGAAGCGCCCATCCTTGAAAAAGTCTGGGTCGAAGGAGGAATTAAAATTATCAAGTTCTGGTACTCGGTCAGCAAAAAAGAGCAAGCCCGTCGCTTCAAAGAAAGGGAAACCCACCCGCTCAAGCAAGGCAAACTCAGCGAAGTAGACATGATTAGTCAGGATTTGTGGGATGAATACACTAGAGCCAAGAATGAGATGTTTGCGAGAACTAACATTCCCGAATGTCCTTGGATACAAGTGCGCTCAAACTGCAAAAGATCTGCGAGAATAGCGAGTATGCAGTACGTTCTGCTGAAGAATGACTACCCTGATCGGAGCCTAGAAAACATCGGGGTAATCGACTCGTCTATATTAAAAGGAGTTTGACATGGCAAACAAGAAGAAGATTGTAGCACCTGCAATTCGTGAAAAGAAAACAGGGGTAGTTATTGAAGCTCCCTCTAAAGCATGGGCGCATGACCAGATAGAAGCAAAAGAGCATATACCTGATAAGAAAGTTAAGCGGGGGTTTATAACTAGCGAAGATAAATTTGTAGGTAGGAAAAAAGCCGCCAAGATTGCTAAGAAAGCTGGGCAAATTAAAGGCGAACACGTTAAAAAATTACATTCAAGCGACCTTCGCTTGGCTAATGGGATACCCAAAAAGAAATTTAAATGAACTTTACAGAAGATTGGTTTAGCCACAATATACCTAACTTTGAACTATGCATGAACAAGTTAGCCGAGAAAGAGTTATTTCTTGAAATTGGTAGTTACGAAGGGCGCTCAACTTGTTGGTTGCTTGAGAACGGCTTGGCAGACAAAGGTAGTATGGTGTCTATTGACCCATACCCAAACCTTACCGAAGTTGAAACTAGGTTTTGGACTAATATTGCACAAGCTAAGAAAGATACTCAAGTGGTATCTGCCTTTAAAGATACTTCATATAAAGCATTAGCCGAAATGATTGGGTATAAATATGCGTTTGACTTTATTTATGTGGATGGTAGCCACGCTCCTGATGTTGCTCTTACTGATGCTTGTATGGCGTGGGGGTTATTAAAACAAGGTGGCGTCATGTTGTTTGATGACTACCAGTATCCACACGAAGCTACTGGCAAAGGCATTGATGCTTTCTTATCCGCTTTTGAAGGTCAATATGATTTAGTGTTTTCCAACTATCAACTGGCGGTGCAAAAGAAATGACACGTATAGCAGTGATAACCCCAACAATCGGAACTGATTGGTTGCCACAAGCTATGCACAGTGTTGGTATGGATGCCGAGCATTGGATTGTAGTAGATGGTATTGCCTATGCCCAGCGTGTAGCTAGCATGATTCAAGCACACCCATATAGACAAAAGCTAATTGTGCTTCCTGAGAATACTGGCACGCCGATAGTAGGCTTTAATGGTTTACCCTATACAGGGTTCTTTAATGGCTATCGAATAAATGCTGCTATTCCTTTGCTAACTAATGCCGACTACGTTATGTTCCTTGATGAAGATAATTGGTTTGAACCAAACCATATCACTAGCATGGTTGAGGCGCTAGAGAAAAACAACTGGGATTGGTGCTATTCATTAAGAAACGTCGTAGCAAAAGATGGTTCATTTATTTGCAAAGATGAGTGCGACAGTCTAGGGATAATCCCTAGTTATCACGAGACAAGCGGAAGTTTTGTGGATATGAACTGTTACTTATTTAAAAACTGTGTGATTAGTCAGATAGCTCATAAGATGTTTGATTTAGTTAAGACCTACGACGGCGATAAGAATTTATATAAAGAAGCTAGTAGTAGATACCCTAACTTTGGCTGCACAGATTTGTTTACAGTAAATTACAGAATGACAAGACCGAATCAAGAAGATTTTTACTTAAAAGGAAACGAAGTATATGGAAAATAATAAGTCACTATTTATTGCCACCCCTATGTACGGTGGCTTATGCAACGGTTCTTATACATTAGGTATGTTACTCATGCCTGGTGTGTTTGGTAAAGCAGGTATTGGTATGCAGTATGCCCACATGATGAATGAGTCTTTGATTACCCGTGCTCGTAATAGTTTGGCGCATGACTTTTTAGAAAGCAACTGCACGCATCTTATGTTTATCGATGCCGATATTGGGTTTAATCCCAATGATATTATTCCTATGGTTGCTGCAGATAAAGATATTATTTGTGGTTTGTACCCTAAGAAAGAAATTAACTGGGTGCAAGTAGAAGCGGCAGTTAAAGCTGGCGTTCCTACCGAAAAGCTCAAAGATCATACAGGCATTTTTGTAGTTAATGCGGTTAATTATGAGACAGAGATTGCCGCAAACATTTCTGACGTAGTTGAGATTGCTAATGGAGGTACAGGCTTTATGTTGATTAAGCGTGAAGTATTTGCTGGCTTAGCTGACAAAGTACCTGAGTATATTAACGACATGTTTGCAGTTACTGACGACCACAATCAGAAAAAAGTAATCAAAGAATACTTTGCTACTAGTATTGATTCCACATCGGGTAATCGCTTATTGTCGGAAGACTATCATTTCTGCAAAATTGCAAGAGAAGCTGGCTTTAAAATTTGGGCAGCACCTTGGGCGCAGTTGTCCCACACAGGTTCTTACGTGTTTAGCGGTTATTTACCAAGGGTTTAATCATGGCTACTAATGAATTAGAAATTTGCACAATCCACAGCTATGCATTTCCAAAAGGCTTTAATTGCAGGGACTGCATTGCTGAGAAAAAGGCCAAGCCACATGATATGGTTAATCACCCTAAGCATTACACTAGCCACCCAAGTGGGGTTGAGTGCATTCAAATTACTGAGCATATGGGGTTTAACTTGGGTAATGCTATGAAGTATGTATGGCGTGCCGATGAAAAAGGTAATGATGTTGAGGATCTACGTAAGGCAGTTTGGTACATTAACCGTGAAATAGCTAAGAGGATCAAATAATGGAACCTATTCCATTTGCTGGCTGGGTTGATTTTGACCCCCCTAATAAGACAGAAATCGAGGGTATTTTAAAGGATATGCTTGGTGATGACCCTCAAAGTGGAATAAAATATATAGTATTGGCCGATGGTTCGGTCTATTATTTCCGCAAAGAAGGAGACCGATATGCCTTATGTGAACAAGCCAAGACCCTACAAGCATGAGTATGAAATGTATGATGGAACACCAGCCGTTAAGAAGAAGCGGGCCGAGCGTAATAAAGCTCGCCGTATGCTTGAGAAAGCTGGAGTCGTTCACAAGGGGGATGGCAAGGATGTCGACCACAAGACTCCTTTATCCAAAGGTGGTAAGACTGTCCGCAGTAACTTGCGAGCCGAGTCTGCCAGCGCCAACAGATCGTATAGCCGAAACTCAGACCATACAGTAAAGCGGAATAAACCTAAAAATGGAAATAGTCGATAACAAAGCAATTGTAATAACTACACGCAGACCGAACCTAATAACTGAATGTATACCTAAAAGCGAAGTAATTGATACAGAGGGCGACATACATAAGGTTGCTGTTCATTGGGGTTTAGAAGAAGCACAAACCCTTAATAAGCTGAAGATAAAAAACATTCCTTCGCCTATTAATAAAGAATATAAATGGCCTGGACTTTTTAAGCCTATGGCGCACCAAATAGAAACTGCTAGTTTCTTGACCCTAAACCAGCGTGCTTTTTGTTTTAATGAACAAGGTACTGGAAAAACTGCGTCGGCTATATGGGCAGCAGATTATCTAATGGAAACAAACCGTATTGGTCGTGTACTTATTATCTGCCCACTATCTATTATGCAGTCGGCTTGGCAAGCAGATTTATTTAAGTTTGTTATGCACCGTAAGGTTGCCGTAGCTTATGGGGATAGACTTAAACGTAAAGCTATTATTGATAGCGATGCACAGTTTGTAATCATTAACTATGATGGTGTTGAAATCGTAGCCGATGATATTGCAAGAAACAATTTTGACTTAGTTATTATCGATGAAGCTAATGCATATAAAACTGTTACTACGCAGCGTTGGAAAACCCTTAACCATATCTTAACTCCACGCACTTGGCTATGGATGATGACTGGTACGCCAGCAGCACAAAGTCCTACTGATGCGTTTGGTTTAGCAAAGATGTGTGTGCCCGACAATGTACCTAGATTCTTTGGCTCTTTCCGTGACCAGACTATGGTCAACGTAAGTAAATATCGCTGGTTACCTAAACCCGATGCCCAGCAAACTGTATTTAATGCACTACAACCCGCAATTAGATTTGAGAAAAAAGATTGCTTAGACCTACCAGAGGTGACACATGTTTACAGGGACGCCCCCCTTACTGCGCAACAGGAGAAATACTACAAACTCCTCAAAAAAGAAATGCTCATGGTCGCTGATGGAGAAGAAGTCAGCACTGTCAATGCTGCTATTAATCTCAATAAGCTGCTTCAAATTAGCGGTGGTGCTGTTTACTCTGATACTGGTGCTGTTGTTGAATTTGACGTTTCTAATCGGTTACGAGTTATCGAAGAAGTTATTAACGAAGCTAGCCACAAAGTTCTTGTCTTTGTACCGTTCACGCATACAATAGAACTACTCAGTGCGTATTTGAGAGGGGCAGGTATTAGCTGCGAAATTATAAATGGGGCTGTTCCCGTAAATAAACGTACTGAAATTTTCAAGAAATTTCAAGAAGAATCTGAGCCACGTGTACTTCTTATACAACCCCAAGCAGCTTCACACGGAGTCACACTAACAGCAGCAGATACCATCGTCTGGTATGCACCAGTAACATCTATTGAAACTTACTTGCAAGCTAATGCTCGTATTGATAGGCAAGGTCAAAAGAATAAGATGACTATAGTGCACATTAAGGGTAGTCCCGTAGAGACAAAGCTGTATCATATGTTGCAAAATAAGCTTGATGTTCATGAAAAAATAATTGATTTATATAAACAAGAAGTAGTTGACACAGTAAAGTAGTTGTTGTAGTATTAATTATCGGGCAAAGATCCGAAATAACTTAAGGAAAACGAAATGATACAAGATGCCGAAACGGTAGAACCCATTGCCAATATAGATAAGCTAGTCGAAGTCTATATTAAAATTCGTGATGCACGTGATGAAGTGCGTCGTGAAGCAGATAAAAAAGAAGCTGATTTAAACGAGCAGCTAGAAATTATTTCCCAGCAGATACTTGAGGTTTGCAAGCAGACTGGTGCCGACAGCATTAAAACACAACACGGTACTGCTATGCGAGGCGTCAAGTCACGTTTCTGGACTAATGATTGGGAGAAGTTTTACGAGTTCTTATTTGAACAAAAAGCCCCCGAATTATTAGAAAGAAGAATTCACCAAACCAACATGAAGCAATTCTTGGAGGAGAATCCGGACATGCATCCCGCCGGCCTAAATGTGGAACGCACATACGCTATAACTGTAAGGAGAAGCAAATGAGTAACGTCGCCTTGTTCAACCAAAATCTACCCGACTATCTTAAAGAAGTCGAACTTGATGAAGTCACTAAAGCCCTATCGGGTGGTGGTGAGAGTCAAACTAAACGCATTGCGCTCGGACCAAACAAGTTCGTGCTTAAAGTAAACGGCGCTGAGATTTCAAAGACCAACACAAACAAGTTGGAAGTTGTAATCGTTAATGCATCTAAGCATATTTCCAGAACATTCTATGCAAAAGCATGGGACCCAAAAGCTGATGCAGCTCCACCTGATTGCTGGTCTAATGATGGCGAGAAACCTGATGCTTCTGTTAAAGAGCCACAAGCGTCAAGCTGCACAGGATGTCCACAAGACATTAATGGTTCTGGTCAAGGTAGTACTAAAGCCTGCCGTAAGAACCGTCGTATTGCTGTAGCTTTAGCTTCTGATTTAGGTGGTGATGTTTATCAAATGACATTGCAATCCAAGTCAATCTTCTACGATATGAAAGACCCTGGCGATTTAGATCACATGCCATTTAACCAATACGCTAAGTATGTTGGCTCACAAGGCTACAACTTAATTAACTTGGTTACTGAAATGCGATTTGATGAAGACTCAACAGTCGGTAAGTTGTTCTTCCGCCCAGTACGCTTCTTAGAGAAACACGAGTGGGAACAAGCTGTTAAGTTGAGCGAAACCCCAGCAGCTAAGAATGCTATTGCTATGACTGTCGCACAAACAGATGGTGTTAAGAAGTTAGCTGCGCCTACTGCAGCAGCACCAAAGGCAGAAGCCGACCCTATTCCTGAGCCTAAAAAGCGTGAGGAAAAGAAAGCCGAGCCTACACCTAAGCGTGACTTAAAAGCCGTGATGAGCGGTTGGTCTACTGACGATTCAGAATGAGTCTAAGAGGCTACAGCTATCGCTTGGTCAAAGCAGTTCAAGCTGCTAATCCTGAGTTAATCGGGGTTCGGCTTGGACAGCATTGCATAGCCAAAGATATACCAGTATGGGAAGTGGCAGAGCTATTTAGCGTTTCTCGTATGTCGGTGTATCAATGGTTCACTGGGGCTTCAAAACCTCACCCACGCAAAGCTGAATTAATAAAGAAGTATCTATCGAAGTAAGTCTACGGGGGCAGCTAGCTTGACGGAGCGAATAGGGGTATTGCCGAACCCCATGCTGCCCTTTTCTTTTCGGTTCTGAGGTTATATGGCAACAACAGATCTACTGACGCATTTACTCGCACCAGAAGGTGAAGGGTATTATTGTATCGTCGGTTTACGGCAAGACGAAGTAAGACCTAAGCAAACATTCCATGCAACGCTTGCAGAATGTGCTACCAAGATTGATGAATTATTGCAAGAAAAATGCAATGTGTACTTTGCTTGCGCTAAATATAAAGACCCTAAAGAAGGGCGTATTCAGCCTAACGGCAATATTATTAAAGCTTTTTGGATTGACGTCGATTGTGGCTTGGGCAAGCCATATGCAGATCAAGTTGAAGGCTTATCGGCTCTCAAGGAGTTCTGTGCAAAAGTGCACCTACCTTTGCCGACGATAGTCAATTCAGGTCGTGGTATTCATGCTTATTGGAGATTGTCTAGTGTAATTGACCGATCACAATGGAAGCCTATTGCTGAACGACTTAAAGCACTATGCGAAGAATACGAGTTTCATGCTGACCCATCACGTACTGCTGATAACGCATCTATTTTGCGTGTGCCTGAAACACTTAACTTTAAAGATGAAGAAGGTTTACCTGTAGAAATACTATCGGTTGAACCTGAGCTTGAGTACGAAGCAATTAAGTCTGTAATTGGTGTATTAATTGCACCTGATTGGGTACCGAAGAAACTTGATGAAGTAACTAAAGCACTGCTTGGTAATAAAGCTAGTCGGTTTAAAACCATCATGATAAAAACACTTGATGGCAAAGGCTGTGCTCAACTTGAAAACGTTGTAGTAAACCAAGACAGTATTGAAGAACCATTATGGAGGGCAGGCCTGTCTATAGCGGCAGCCTGTATAGATAGCGATGAGGCAATTCACCAAATTTCCAGTGCGCACCCGGACTATTCGCCAGAAGCGACGGAGAGAAAGGCCCGCTCTACTAAGGGTCCCTACACTTGCGAGACGTTCCAAAAAATTAACCCATCGGGATGCGAAACGTGCCAGCATAAAGGCAAGATATCGTCGCCGATACAGCTTGGATCCGAGATCTTGGTTTCGGAGGATTCTATCATCGTTGAGAAGACGGAAGATGGTGGGGAGGAAACGTTCGATATTCCAGAATATCCATTTCCGTATTTTAGAGGGAAGAATGGCGGAGTATACGTAAAGATTGAAACCGAAGAAGGCGATGATGCGCTTAATATTTACGAGCATGACTTTTATATTGTTAAGCGTCTATATGATCCCGCTAAAGGTGAGTCACTTTGGTTTAGACTACACCTTCCTAGAGATGGCGTAAAAGAATTTTCTCTGCCTATTACTGACGTAATGGCACTGGATAAGCTAAAAGATAAGCTAGGCTTTCATGGTGTGCTCGGTGGTAAGAAGCAAATGGAAGCAGTTATGTCCTACGTCATCACATCTGCTAAAAACCTACAACATAAAATGGAGCTAGAAGTTATGCGTAATCAATTCGGCTGGGCCGACAAAGACACGAAGTTTATTATTGGAGAGCAAGAAATATCTGCAGATAAGATAGCGTATAGCCCACCTTCTACTGCCACTGGCTCTTTAGCTGACCATTTAAAGCCAGCGGGTGACTACGGTGCTTGGAAGAAAACAGTTAAGGTATACGACGCTCCTGGATTTGAGCCACATGCGTTTGGCTTTTTTACTGCATTTGGCGCTCCACTGCTTAAGCATTTGAACTTTAAAGGCGGCATCATTAATTTAATTAACAATACATCGGGTACTGGTAAGTCTACTATTCTTAAGATGTGCAACAGTGTTTGGGGTCATCCAGAGGAGCTTATGTTGCAGTGGAAAGATACAATGAACTCCATTATTCACCGTATGGGTGTAATGAATAACTTGCCTGTGACTATTGATGAGGTTACTAAGCTGTCTGGAGACCACTTCTCTGACCTAGCCTACAGCGCATCACAAGGTCGTGGTAAGAACCGTATGCAGCAGCATGCTAACTCTGAACGTATTAATGCTACTAAGTGGGCAACTATTGTATTGTGCAGTTCAAATGCTTCTTTCTATGACAAGCTGTCTACTCTTAAGTCTACACCTGATGGTGAATTCATGCGTTTGTTAGAGTACAAGATTGATTTAACTGGCAACCTTACTAAAGAAGAAGCCGATGTTATATTTAATCGCTTGTACGATAACTATGGTCATGCTGGCGTTGAGTATGCTAAGTATTTGGTAAACGACCTAGAGGCAGCTATCGACCTAGTCATGCAGGTTCAACAGAAGTTGGATAAAGCGGTCGGCTTAACAAACAGAGAGCGCTTCTGGTCAGCTATCGTTGCATGTAATATTGCTGGTGCTTTGATTGCTAAAGATTTAGGTATTATCGACTTTGATATCAAGCGTGTATATGACTGGATTGTTAAAGAATTAAAAGTTATGCGCACCGAGATTAAGGCTCCTACACAAAGCCAAGCTAGTGTGATTGGCGAGTTCATGAACTCACACCGTGCAGCCGTATTAGTTATTAATGGCGAGGCCGACAAGCGTTCTGGAATGGAGCAGCTTCCTATTCTTGAGCCTAAGTTCAATGACTTGTTTGTCCGTATTGAACCAGATAATAAGCACATCTATATTAATGCCAAGCAGTTCCGTAAGTATTGTTCTGACAATCAGATTACTTTAAAAGATGTATTGACTCACCTGCAAGCAGATAAAGCGTACTTGGGGCAAGTTAAGAAGCGGCTTGGAAAAGGAACTAAAATTATTTCATCTTCTGTAGATGCATATTTGTTCGATATGAATAACCCGCATTTCCATGAAACTGAACACTTCATTGAAGAAACTAAGAGCGTTACTATAGATGTTGATTCACGGACTGGACTTCCGAGTTAATTGGAAGAATTTTGTAGTTGGTTCCTCCTTTTTTATTCCGTGTTTGGATACAGAGGAGGCTTTAGCCACAGTCTTAAGAACTACAAAACGCTTAGGGTATATAGTAAAAACTAGGGTTGTTGTGGAGAAAGGGCTAGGGGGCTTGCGTATTTGGAGGATTAAGTAGTATTATTACTCCGTAGTCTCTCCTTGGACTACTCGTTCGTTTCCTTCGGATATTTCCGTTTACCCCACCCTAGCGGTGGGGTTTTTTATTCGTCAGGGTTACCGTAATCACCCATGCTGCTCAGCTCACCAATCAGCTTCTTGTTGATTGGCATACCACCAGTACTATCAGCTAGAGCACGCTGCTTAAATCGGGTTCTTACAGAGCTACTTAGATTCTTACCAGTAATAGCTAGAGTTGGATGTGTTGCATTAAACTTAGCAACCTTGTCTAATACTTTGTCAGTCATATCAGTATCGCCATTATCGATAGACATAAAGAAACCGTCCAGTAATCCTTGGCGCTTATTAAGAATAGCCTGTTCAGCAGTCTTCATTTCAATATTAGCTTTTTGGCGTTGTGCCAGGCGCTCTGGTGTAAACCCTAATGCTTGTGCTGCAACTTCTGGGCCGGTAATATCGCCTACAAGCACGTTGCCACGCAAGGTTGTAGCTTCGCCTTCTTTACCTAAGCGGATACCTTTAAGGATATTCTTAACCAATGCTGGGCTAGCAGTCTCCATTGCACGCTCAATATGGCCCTCATTCCACTGCTTAAGTGCCTCGGCTGAGCTAACCATTAGACCTGCAGTAGGGCCAAGTAAGTTAACCATCATGTTCTGTACGGCAGTAACTTCGTCAGGGCTCTTACGGCTATCTCTGTACCACATATCGTTTAAAGATAGTCGGTCGGCTACGTTAGCACCAAGTACTTGAGAAGCTACACCACGAGAAATAGAGTCGCCTACAAAGCCGCCAAAGGTCTTGTTACACCAGTTTTTAAACCAGTTATCAAAATCAAACTCATCATCGTCATCGCCAAATACAGCGTGCATAGCATTCATTACCCCAGATACCATCCACCATAAGGGTAAACCCGTAGCCCCAGCAAATACCGCAGTCATGCCGAGTGTTCCAGCTAAGCGGTCACGTGCTTCAGTTCTAGTATCTTTAATATATTGATGCACTTTAGCATCAAGTTCTGCATCAGATAGTGGTGGCAAACCAGGTTTATTTACTCTGTGGTCGTCCTTAATCTGATAACGAATGTCTTTAATCTCGTCTTCGCTATAAGACTTACCAATATATTCATAAGCACTACGTGCTAGCAGGTACGTCATTTGCTGAGAGAACTGCTTGAACTGTAAGACTATCTTGGCTACTGGGTGCTGAAACCAGCGTGGCTTATTCAAAGTAGAATAGTCAAACATAGACTTATAAGTTAAGTCTTTAGCAATACCAATAGCCTTACGGCGTGCAGCTTCTTCTGAATAGCCATCTTTTTTAGCTTGTTCATAAGCCATATCAAAAGAAGACATAGCTACAATTTCACGGTTAAACTTCTCAGCACCATGGAAAGCGCCACTTAACCACTTCATTGCGGTGTGGGAATGCCCAGTATATAAGTTAGATGGCGCCTCGGCTAAGCCTACCAAGTCATGCGACAAAGTGTAGTCAATCAAACCGTCGGCTAAGAACTGGTCATAAGCAGCTTGTTGTGCCTCAGTAAAGATACCTGGCTTATTGCTAAGCGATGGGAAAGCTATCTCGCCATTCTGGTCTTTAAATCCAGTGCTAATAAATTTTTTAGTATATTCACCCATCTTAAGTGCAGTCTTAGTCCAGCCATATCTAGCAGCAACTACAGGCATACCTACTGCTGGAACACCTAGCATGTTAGTGATTGCTGATGCAGGTGAAGTCATAAACCACAAGAAAGATACATTAGATAACACCGATGGAATAGCGCCAGTATCGGTTGGGCTCATGATATAGCCAAGGCGTTGTTCTAGTTCACCAAGGTACTCGGCTTCAATCTTGCCTTCTCTACCACCTTTTTGCTGAGTAGCTTCTTTAGCAGTTTGGATATCACTATATAAACCACGACTATATTTATAACGTGATTGCTGATAAGCCATATGGAAAGCTGAGGATGTAAATGCACGAAGCATATCCTGATCCATACCAGCGGTACCCTTACGATTCATAAACATCTTACGAATGCTTTGGTCAGGCAAAGTAAGCAGATATAACTGCTCCAAGCTTTCTTCTAAATTAGTACGCAGCTCAGTAGTATCTTTACCTGCAGTGGTATTAATAATATCTTTTAGCTCTTTTAAGAACGTGAAGTCTTTCATGTTCTCAGACATAAGTTTTTGAATAGAGTTACGTGGCTTAACTTCATCGCTGCTTAATGGTCGGCCAATTTGTTTTTCAAGCTCGGCTTGGCGCTTAACTTGGAACGCATTACGAGCTGCAGCCGATTCAAACGTATAGAACTCTTTCTGTTTGCCAGATAAGAACTGAACTGAATAACGACCAAAACGACGTAATGGAAAGTATGGCTCAATAGAATGCTGCTTGAAATGGTCACGCAGCTTCTTAACCTCTGGCTCTTTTTCTAAGTCAGCAGTTTCCTGCGCATATTTAGGACTGCGAGTATCCAGGGTTGTACGCAACTGAGACTTCTTATTCTCAACGATATTATCGATATAGCGCTGTAAGCTCTGGCTATAGTAGTCACGCACTGTGGTATATATTTCTTTACCTTTTTCATCAAGGGAGTTCCATGCATTATCCAAAGATGGGATACCAGTCTTACCTTTAGATGGGTCTTTAGCCTGCAAGGTAGAGTCAAGCATAATGCCATTTAGTTTTTTGGCTTGCTCTGGGTTATCCCGCTGGTAAATCATCCACTTATTAACGATAGATTTAGTGGACTCAAGCATGTTGTTGCGTTCATCCAACATACCTTCGACCTTAGCAATGAAAGTTCTAAACTGCGGAACCTTATGGCCGATCATATCGTCAAGCTGACGTAGGGTAAACCCGCCCAAATAATACTTACGGGAGGTATCTTTTACGTTCTCAATCAGGTCAGACATGTTTAACTTAAGTGCTGCCCAGCTAGGCTTGCCTTGGAATACTCTGTCTAAGAAGCTCATGTATCCAGGATTAGTCGGCATTGTATTGTCTAGAACAGAGCGGCGTGACCGACCACGCTGGTTGTAAGCAACTGCTTCTTGAGAGAAAGCTGGGGCTGCTTGCAAGATTGTATTTACATTAGCTAGGGTATACCCTAATACGTTATTTAAACCAAATAGTTTGGATACAAATTGCGCAAATTTATTCCATAAAGATACTTGACCGCCTTCGTACTTAATCTTTTTAAGTAGTGCTTGGAAGTTCTCATTAGCCATCGCTTCAGCCACAAACTCTTGTACGCTATTAAAGCCATATGCATTCTCATCTGACAGCGGAGTAAACTTTTTAATTGCTTCGTACTTGCGCTTAGCATTTTCAAATACTAGCTTGAGTTCTACAACGGCATCTTGCTGGGCTTTAGTAAGGTTCTTGAAGTTAGCTGGGTCTAAAGCATAAATAGTTCCAGCGTGCGTTACTTCATGCAATAGAGTAACTGTGCTCATACCACCACGATCTGGGTTCAGATTGATGGTGTCTAGGTTTTCTAAGTACGTACCGTTAGCATCAATAATGCCGACCGCTTCTTGGTAAGTCTTAAGTAAGTCTTCAAACTGCCCACGAATTGGCTCAAGCACTGCTTGTTTTGCTGGAGTCTTATCAGCATAAAGCGCTTCTAATGTAGCTAAGCTTTGGCGTAAAGAAGCAGGGTCATCTAGTGAGCCATCAAAACCATGCTCAGCTAAGAACTCCCGACCCCATTCGTAGCTTTCAATCTGCTGCAAGAAAGTGCGACGTGCAATACGAGCATTCTTCTCAATATAGTAACGGGCAATTTTGTTCTGTTGATTTACACCAATACTAGTCGGCAAGTTAAGATCAAGCAAACGCTGTGCTACCTTAGCAGTAAACTTCATGTACTTGCTAGCGTCTTTGCCTGGGTCTTTAGCCAATAAAGTAAGTGCGCCAGTTAAATCATTATTAGCAACCTTTTCTTGGATTGCTGGATGCATTGGATAGAAACGGCTTGGGTCTAGCTTCTCAACAGGGCTTGGCTTCATAAAGCGAGCCATACCAGCGCCTTGAACACCAGCAGTCTTACCGGATGGGCCACGCCCAATAGATACAGAATAAGTTTTACCTATGCCACCAATCTTCTTAAGATTGTCTGCTACTTTAATTGAGTTGTCGGCCTTGCGAACCATGTCCTTGTAGGACTGTACAGTTGCATCGAAGCGCTTGAGTTCGCTCTGTGGTAGATTTTCTTCTACCCATTTTCTAAACTCTTCTGCGGACTTCTTATTCTGTCCCTTAAATACAACACCAGCTTTGCCTGTATCTGGAGTGCCTAAATCAAACGCAGCCGAGCGCATTGCCAAAGCATAGCGCCAACCAGTCTCATCATTAAAATATGCGTGAGCAGCATTATCTGGAGCAGTTCTTTTATCTTTAGGTAAGTCTTGAAGCGTTGTTAATGCTTTAGCTATACGAGGTACAACAAACGAATCCATATTGGATAAGTCATCAGTTAGCTTGTAAGGAAGTGCAGTCTCTTCTTCTCCAATACGGGAGCGTTCAAACTGTGCCAAAGCTGTATTAAACTTATCACGTAGTTCTGTAATACCACGAACGGTATTTAGTTCTGGTACGTTAGTTAAAGATTGCAGTGCCTGTGCTTGGTCTTGTGCAGACATGCCAGCAAAACGCTGGGATAGGGCAGATGTTAAGGCTTCTCTTTCTTTTGGAGCAATACTCATGCTATCAAAGAAGTTATTCAAGAAAGCCATACGTTGGTCTAACTCTGGGCCCTGCAACGGCACGCTTACATCTGGGCCTTTTTCTTCAGTGCCATAGCGAGTAACTTGTTGTGTACTCTTACCGCCGACAAACTCTGCAACAGTATTAAGGAAGTTTTGAACTGTAGCTTTATATTGAGTAGCTTGCTGTGGGTTTTGGGTAGCTGGTTTTAAGCTATTGAAGAAAGCATTCATTGGCTTCATTGGGTTTGTTCTATCCCCAACAAGCATCATCTTAGCTTTTTCTGGCTCAGCTATAGCCTCAATACCTTTAGTCTCACCTACTTTGCCTTCTGGCCTATCTAATGCAAACTCCATTGGTTCGCTAGATTTAATGGTGCGCTCAGGTTTTTTATTGGGATCTTCCGCACCAAACTCAAAGCCCATTTGACTAGGCATGTTATGTGCAACTTCTTTGCTAGCCGTAATTAAAGAATGGGCTTGGTCTTCTAATTCGTATAGATGTGTGCGTGCTTCTGCAATCCGTTCATCGTTAGGGTCGGCTTGCTCTAAGTCTTTTATGTAAGCACGAGTCTGGAGTACTTTTCTATCTAGCTCGTCTAGTTGATTGTTGAGTTCTTCTTCTCGTACTGCAGTTCCGCTAGTAGAAAGCTCAGTTCCTCCCATGCCTCCAGGGGTAGTTTCTTCAGTTCCTTGCTCGGTTCTGCCTTGTTCTCCAGGCATAGAAATGCCAGGCTTACTTGTTCGGGAGATAGTTCCAGTATTATCATATTCGGTCGCCTCACTAAAAGCACCACGTCCTGCAGCTTCACTTGCGTCTTGTTTAGCATTTGCAATTCTTTGGGCAAAATGTCCACGAGCACCACCAATACCCGCTGCGACACCTGGTTGTACAAATGATCCTACTGCTGTTTCAAAATACTCATTAATTGCATCTGGGTTTAGCAAGTCTAAGTTAGCACCAAAGCGTTCAGCAACTTGCTGAGTTAATTCAGCAGGCATTTCTTTAACGCCAGTAGTAACTATATTCTTAGCTACATCATACAATAAGTTTTTGCCTTGGGCGCCTAAACCGTCCAAAGAACCAATTCCAATTCTTTCAGCAATATAGTCGGCCGTAGCATGCAAAGCCATAGCAGGCGCTAACTTAGCAAAGTCTAACTCGCTTACGTCTTTACCTTGGTTTTGTAATTCTTCTACAGCACGAGCACCAGGCTCACCTACTCCATGGAATGCTGCTTGTGCAGCCATACCTACTTTACCGCCAGTGCTTTCAATTAAGCGTTTAGCTTGTGCAGTTACAAAATTCTGTGCAGCTTTCTCGCCTTGGGTCTCGGCGATCATCTTAGCTGCGTCTTTGATGCCTTCTTTGATTAAACCTTTTTCTAAGAATCCAGCTACGGCACCTGGGGCTGCACCAACACCTGCTCCACCTAATGCACCAATGGCTGCGCCGGCTCCAGTAGCTACTAAACTTTCGCCAACGTTAGCTACGCCTTGCCCCAACATATAAGGAAGATAGTCAGTGATGACAGTTCCTATCCCTTTTTCCCACGCATTTGCAAACGTGTCGGTTGATTTGCTGAGCGGTACCTGCTCAGCTTGTGCCTGCTTCATACCTTCCAGACCACTCTTAATCATTTCATCGGTATATTCACCTTTACCCAAAACTTTTTGAGCACCAGCACCAAGTACAGTCTTAGCGCCATAGTAAAGCTCTTTTGTCTGGGGAAGATATGATTTAATACCACGAACAAAGTCGCTACTATCTTCGTCAGCTTGTTGCCCTAAACCAAGTTCAGCAGGTGTATATTCTTTTTGTTTAGGTTGTGTTTCTTGTGGAGTAGCAATATATCTACCCAAAGAATCAGGCCTGGGTTTGTTATCCAAGCCGAGTTCTTCGGGCGTATATTCTTTCTTCTCAGGAGCGGCATTTAAGCCTAGCTCTGTTGCCGTGTATTCACGAGCCATAGTTAACCTACTTTTACGTAGTTACCATTAGGTAATTGTTTAAAACTTCCTTTTCCAGGTATGTTAACTATACCACTATTGTCAGGGGCTGGACTAGCTTGTGGTGCAGCTGCAGCGGGTTGTTGTGGAGTTAATGTGTTCATGTATTCATTAATTTTAGCTTCACGCATTTGTTGCGCTTTTTGCTGATCTTCTGGTTTTTTACTGTTGGCTAATTTAATATAGCTGACATCTTGGTTTAATGTAGCGTCGGCTTTAGAAATAGCAGTAAGCCTATTCGAGTCTGCACGGTTGGAGTAACCTTTAACAATACCAATAGCATCTTCCAAAGAATGGCCTTGAGCGACGAGTTGGTTAATTAAAGCTGTGCTTTCTCTAGCTGTTTGACCCGCAGCGGCAGCATGAATACCAGCAACTTTTTCAGCAGACTTATTCTTCTCATATGAGTCGTAATCTTTCCAAGCCTCATCAACATCACCAGCAGCAAATTTACGTTGTGCTTCAGATAGGTCAGAAGCAGCTTTAGCGGCCGCATCTTTAGCCATATCTTGTGCTTCGTATGCTTTAGCAATACCGGGAATAGCTGCTTGAACCCCCATATTAAGAGCCTGTCCTAAACCACCAGGAGCTGCAGTTGTACCAACTTTAGCAAAGCCTTGAGCAATAGCCAAAGCAAGTTCACGATTACGGGCTGTATCGCTACCACGAGTTTGTAGTTGCTCGGCGTAAGCTTTTTCAGCATCTGTTGGACCAGCAGTAACACCACGAGCCGCCAGCATCTTGTCACGAGCAGCAGCAAAATCTTCTGGCGTAGTTAATGCGGCAGGGGCTGCTTTTTTAGGCGCTTTAGCTTGTAATTCTTTAGGGACAATAGGAGCGGCAGGGGCGGCAGGAGTAGTTTGGTTATCTGCATCTGGAACCAAACCTTCATTAGCAAATGCAATAATGCCACCACCAGCAAAGCCTTGGCTATTAAACGCTGGACCACCTGCAGCACCAAGACCAGATAAGCGTGCTTGATCCATCATTGCTGGGTTAGGTTGTTGCATTGGAGGGGGTGCCATTTGGGGTACTTGACCGGCTTGTTGCAACATCTGAGCAGCGCCAGGATTTTGACGTAAACGATTCTGGTCAGCCTGAACTCCTTGGAAAAGGATACGTTCGCTAGGGGTAACTTGTGGGTCATTAATGCGTTGTTGTAAGGCGCTAGGCTGTCCTGGTTGCGATGGTGCAGCACCTAACTGACGTGCATCATCTTGTAGCTTTGGGTCGTTAATAACGGCACCATATTTAAATCCAGGAATAGCATCGGCAATACCGCCCTTAGCCATTTTCTTCTCTTTAATCTTACCGCCCTTCTTCTTACCAGCACCAAATGCAGCGCCGAGAGCTGCAGCAGTTCCACCAAGACCAATAGCTTGTTGAGTAGCAGTCGGTTGCGCTTGGTAGAGAGAAGTAGTAGAAGCCTGCATAGGAAGACCACGCAACATGTTGGACATTGTGCCAAGTTGCAATAATGGGTATTGCTGCGCAGTAGCGTAGTTCTGAATAGCTTGGTTAATAATCTGCTGTTGTTGGGCTTGTTCAGTAGCACCTTGAGCTGCTTGTGTACCAATAATGCCTTGCTGAGCTGCAAGTTGTTGTCCGCCAATACCAGCTAACTGATTAGCTAAGTTACCTTGTTGTCCAAGTGCAGATGTAGCTGCAGTTTGCCCTTGTAGCCCCATGCTTGCAACATTTTGCGCTTGCTGTTGAGCATTTTGATACGCTTGACTATAAGCATTACCGACTAGTTGGTTTTGCGCCAACATCTGGTTTTGTGCATTTAAGTTTTGTTGCAATGCATTACGTGAGCCACCAAACGCACCTGATTGTGTTGCCTGACCTTGAGCTTGTTGCCCAGCGATACCGTATTGTTGGTTAAGTAGTTGTTCTGCTGGAGCTAGAGTATTTTGCAGATATGGGTTCATGTACTGCGCCATACCGCCAGGGCTAGTTAATGTGTTCTGTAAGTTTTGACCTGCCATAGCTTCTTGGCCAGCCATCATGCCAGTTCCTCTAGCTGCCTGTGCAGTTAAACCAGTAGCCATACCGTATTGGCCAGGCATTTGCAAGTTAGCTGCAGAAGATTGTGCTTGTTGTTGAAGCGGAGAAAAACCAGCTACGTACTTAGTAGGGTCATTACTATAGGGGGTGTATGGTTGAAAACCAGTAATATTTGTTGCTGCCGCTGTTCCGTCTGCATTGTATAAACCACCAGAAACTTGTTTACCAGTTGCATCATACCCGCCTTGTCCAGATACAGGGGCTTGAGTAAACAGTTGCGCCTGTGTGGCGTTAAGCATATTACTTACATATGGTTGCGCATAGTCAGGAATATTGGTATTCTGAACCGTTGTTTGAGTTGGGCCAGACGAGCCACCGCCGCTTGGGGAGCTTGTTTGTAATACTCCGCCATTAGCTAGCAGCTTTTGTTTGTATCTTAGTATACTCATAACCTATCCTAACATCTTTGAAAATGTTTTATCTGTATGCTTGTAACCTAAGTACTCAAACAATCTTGAATTGTCTAGATGCACTTTTGTACTCACAATAATCCTATTTACCCCAAGTCTTCTCAATACATCTTCTGCATATTGAAAAAGCCTAATTCCTACTCTACCTTTGCGAAATTCTTTCTTAACGAAATAAATATCTTCAAAAGCAGTCATACAGGACTTGTAATGCAGATGCCCATGTATGCAAAAAATAATGTAACCAATTAACTCACCATCTGCTCGGCAGGTAATAGCCCTTAATAACCCTAAACTAGCTAAACGCTTATATTCTTCATAATCAGGTTCTAGCTCGTATTCTTTTGTAACACTTAACTCTTCGTAATGTAACGGCAATATTTGCTGAAACTCCGGCAAAAATTTAAACGCATCAACGTCTTCATAAATTAATGTTGTCATTTTGGTAAGTACTTATCCGCCTTTACTTCAGGTGCTTGTTTCTTTCTTCCAGTACGTGCACGACGAATATTGTCCATCATACTATATAGCTTTTTAGCGCCAGCGTCAGTACTACCATTCCCAAGATGCGACACAACATCAGCAGGTACAACGAACTCTCCGTCAGCCAATCTGGCAGGCTGTTTTCCACCAATATTGGCAGGTATGCTATCAGACATACCATCGCCAGGACCTTTAAGTAAACGAGGGTTTCCACCACTTGCATATCCTCCTAAACTTGGGGCGCCCATAATGCCACCACCAGCAGCTTCTTGAACTTCTGGAGTAGCGTCAGGATTAATTTTGCCGTAAGTAGTTGAAGCAGCAGGAAGAACAACGGCATTTTTACCTAATCCAGCAGCAGAAGCTTTTTGCTTTACACGATATAGTGCAGCCTCATATGGACTTAAATTGCGGGTATTTGGGTCTGTATCCTGAACAATACCAACGCTTGGTGTAGGGCTAGAAATAACAGGCCGAGGGCCATATAGACTTTCTAGATCTTGCGTAGCATTTTCAATGCCAACTACACTACCATATTCTCCAGAATAGGACGGAACAGAGCCACCTTCACGCATAGTTGTAGGTGTGTACCCACCAGAATAAGTTCCTGGAGTGCTTGGGTATAGTGTGTTTGGAACCCCAGGCTGGTATGGATTACGTTTGTAATCTGGATACTGGGCTACGTATGCTGGGTTTGGTTGGGTTGGGAATGAGCCTTTAAAATCAGGAGACAGCGTTTTTAAACCCATTGGGTTTGTGCTTGCAGTTGAAGCAACAGGTATTGTTGAACGATTGTTACTTAATGCACCAGATAAAATTGGAGCTGCTGCCATCATAGTGGAACCGAGATTATTAGAAATAACACTAGGTGCTTGGCTTAGTCCACTTACTACATCCGAGCCATAAGAAGGTTGATTAGCTACAATGCTGCTTATATCACCAGTAGTACCAGCGCCACCAGGGCCAGCTATTTGACCAATAGCATCGTACCCCCCTGAAGTTGCACCAGCATCAGCAAATGCACCAGATAAGTCCGCACCACCATAAGCGCCCATACCGGCCATAAGACCTTTAGTAACAGAGCCTGTCATTGCATAGTCGGCCCCGCCAACTAGCATACCCGATAGCAGTGGAGTCATCGCACCATCGGTTAAAACGTCAAGTCCAATACCCGCAACCATTGGAAGCACAGAACTTAAGAATCCTGCTTCTGGAAGGCCTGTTTCTGGGTTAGTTGTTAGGTCTCCACCATGTTTTTTAGCCAAACCTTTAAGGGCTTGGACCTCGCCTTTGGTCATATGGACGAGTTCAGTATCGTCGTTCCGACCCTTAGTTTTTAAGTAGTGTGCTGTATTGTGTAGTCCCATGGAGGCCTCACCCGTTAATTTTGTTCAAGTTTATCATTTAAACTCCCGTTCCGGAAGCATTTACCCATTTAGTACCATTCCACCAGATCGGGATATCTAGGGTTGTATCAAAATAAATCTGCCCAATTTGCTGCTTAGAAGTGGGTCTTTGGA